ACACAACATTCTTATGCACCCTTTCCACATGCTGGGAGTTGCTGGTGTCTTCGGTGGTTCTCTTTTCTCTGCTATGCACGGATCTCTTGTCACCTCTAGTCTTGTACGTGAGACGACAGAAACTGAATCCCAAAACTATGGATACAAGTTCGGTCAAGAAGAAGAAACCTACAACATTGTAGCTGCTCATGGATATTTTGGTCGTCTTATTTTTCAGTACGCTAGTTTTAATAACTCTCGTAGTCTTCACTTTTTCTTGGCAGCTTGGCCTGTTGTCGGTATTTGGTTCGCTGCTCTGGGCGTGTCAACCATGGCGTTCAACCTGAATGGTTTCAACTTCAACCAGTCCCTGCTTGATAGCAGCGGTCGTGTGGTTAACACTTGGGCTGACATTCTCAACCGTGCTAACCTTGGCTTCGAAGTGATGCACGAGCGTAATGCTCATAACTTCCCTCTCGACCTTGCTGCTGCTGATATGACCCCTGTTGCTCTTACGGCACCAGCCATCGGTTGATCTCTTTTTTAGAAACAAACTGTGGAGTCCTTCGGGGCTCCTTTTTTTTGTGCTTATTGATTTGTTAATAATCCATAACAAATATATGCCAGACGAATCCGATCCCATAGACGATCGTATATTTTCTTGACAAACCCACGGGGTCATGCTACGATATGGGGAGCGATTTTTTTCCAATGACAACGTACAAAATCTGGATTAGCTCTGGCGATGATTCTTTTGCTAGAACTTATTTTAATGAACTTGGTGCTGTTCAACTTACTCAAGAACAAGTTGATAAGTATTTTACTTTCACTGAAGACGGCGAACTTGAATTTGATCAAGATCTTCTTGCCGAAGCAACCGAGAAAGAATATGATGACCCAGAGCGGGATATGCCATCATGGGATACCATTACTGATGGTTGTATTTGCTGGGGTCCTGATGTAGATGATCAAAACATTGGCGTTTCTCTAGCAGATGATGAAGATAATCCTATTTGGGTTAAGTCAATTTCCACGCTTCCTTATTACACACAAGAAGAAATTGAAGACGGAATCCCTCAAGAAAATGAAGAGGATGATGCTATTGCTTATATCAGTTATGAAATGATGAGCAAAGAAGGGGTGTGGATTGCCTACAATTCTTATGAGCGTGGAGGATACATTGGTGAACTTGAACTTCCCGATGACGAAGAGTTTGATCCGTCCAAACTTGTGGTATACTTGACTGAGGTGGCAGAGTCCTGGACCGTCGTGAGTGGCATTGAGTACAACGGTACAGATGTATACTGTGATGGAGATACCATTGGAAAAGGTATTGATTGGTATGTCTACCACAATGATAATCTTTATAGCTTTAAATGATATGAACATTCACATTTACAAAACAACTGGCTGTAGTTATTGTACTAAAATTATTGAACTTATGGAACGGGCTGGTGTTCCTTATCACTCATCTTTAGTTGGTGTGGATATCACTAGAGAAGAATTCAAAGAACTTTATCCCAAAGCTTCTGGGTTCCCTTATGTTATTATTGATGATGAACCTATTGGTGGTCTTACCGAAGCAGTTAAACTATTTGTGGAAAAGGGGTTAGTAAGTTCTAGAAAAAAATGAGTAATGACGATAAAACACCCATAAATAAAGGTGTGGAGCTAATGCTCAGGAGGGCTAAGTCAGAGCCAAAAACACATGGTTTAAAATTATTCAAACAATTTTCCCTCCTAAAAAAACAATTCTTTTTTAAATTTGAATTCGCTTGGAGGGACTTAAACTAACCAAGTCACTCGGAGAATTAAAAATGGAATCACCTACAATCCTCTTTTTCATGGGCTGTTTTGTAGTTCTATTTCTTATAGTTGGAATTATAGCTGGTTGGTTTATTAACGATATCGTTTATAATTTCTACAACAAAAATTCTCCTCAACTTCATCCAGAAATGTATGATGACCAGGGAATTGTTATTAACGAAGAGCTACTCGCTGTAACTTTTATTGACGAAGAAGAGGAAGAAGAAGAGGATGATTATTATTGACATGAATCAGGTTATGATTAGTAACTTGATGGCACAACTTAAGAAAGACGAACTGAATGAAAGTTTGGTTCGTCACATGGTCCTCAAAAGTTTAGTCGCTTACGAGAGACAATACAAAGAAGAGTATGGGGAAGTTGTTTTAGCTTACGATAGTAAGCATTACTGGCGTAAAGACTTCTTTCCCTACTACAAATATAATAGAAAAAAAGATCGAAAAAGTTCTGGATTAGATTGGCATTCAATCTTTGATGTCTTGAATAAAATTCGTGATGAAATTAAACAATACTTCCCATATAAAGTGATGGAAGTATTGGGAGCAGAAGCAGATGATGTTATTTCCGTACTGTGCCGAAATAAAAAACCGAAAGAAAAAATTTTAATTCTTTCTGGAGATAAAGATTTCATTCAACTTCATAAGTATCCTGGGGTGTATCAATATAACCCCATCATGAAGAGTTATATTACATCCGACAATCCTTATACTTTTATTAAAGAACATATTATTAAAGGCGACAAGTCGGATGGCATACCTAATTTCTTATCAGATGATGATACTTTTGTCTCGGAAAAAAGGCAGAAGCCAATCAGTCAAAAGAAATTAAATATGTGGGTGGACCAAGACCCTGCTATGTTTTGTAAAACTAAGGCAGAAATTGATAACTATTATAGAAATAGAACACTCATTGATTTAGATTATGTGCCATTAGATTTGGAGTTTAAAATTTTGAATGAATTTAATGATCTAAATACAATTGACAAACAAATTCCTTTGGAATACTTCCAGAAAAATCAATTAAATGATCTGATAGAAGTATTCTATTTTCGTAGTTCCTCGCCATTTAAGAAATGAAACTTTTAATTTCGGAAGTGCTCCAAAAAGTGAGCAACGCCAAGACCAAATCGGAGAAAATTAAACTTCTTCACGAACATAATACTCCTGCCCTACGTTCCATTCTCATTGCTAACTTTGATGAGAGTGTAATCTCTATGCTTCCTGAGGGTGATGTTCCATTCACTCCCAACGATGCTCCCAAGGGCACGGAACATACTGTTCTTGAGCACGAATATCGTAAGCTTTACCTGTTCTTCAAGGGTGGTAATTCTTCCATCAATCAAACAACCAGAGAGAATCTTTTCATTCAACTTCTGGAAGGTCTACAAGAAGAAGAAGCTAACCTTCTTGTACTCACAAAAGATAAAGCACTCAATAAAAAATATAAAATTACTCGTGCTTGTGTTGAAGAAGCATTCCCCCAAATTAAGTGGGGTGGTCGTAGCTAATGAGAATTCTCCATCAAAATTGTGACCCTGAAATAGCAAACGACAAAAGTTTGCCTTATAATGCTTATCTAGTTACCTATGAGATTGATGGAGCGATTGCTTACGATTTAGTTATCCCAGAAAAGCAAATGGAAATTTTTGATTATTACTGGGATAACTATCGTCAAGGTCTCAAAGGTTGGAAACAATCTGAAGGTAGAGTCAATCCAAAACTTTGGGGAAATAAACCTAAAGAAGAAAAGAAGAGGCGCTAATGGAAAGCAGTTATAAAAATACTTTTTGTATTCAATATTGGAAACTAATTGATCCGTCTGATGTTAAAGTTCTTAGACGGATCAATAAAAATGGTAGACCAATATCTACCAAAAAATATTCTGAAGTATTTTTCTACACCAATTTAAAAGATGCTATGCCTGATGCTAGATTTTTAATGGAAAATGGATATGACATAAGATTAGAAAATGTTGTAAAGGAAAAAACGATTCATTCTGGCTAATGTAAATGGGAAAGCATTACTTACTTAATCTTTACGGCTGCTCGTTGTCTCTCTTAGACAACGAGTTTTTTCTCTGTGATCTATTAGAGAATGCTGCCGAAGCATGTGGAGCACATGTACTCCAAACTATGTCACATCAATTTGAACCTCAAGGAGTGACAGCAATTTGTTTACTTTCTGAGAGTCATATTAGTATTCATACTTGGCCAGAGAAAGGAGAAGCCGCTGTTGATGTATTTACTTGTGGCGAATCAGAACCAAAGATTGCTTGTGACATTGTTATCGAACAATTAAAAGCAACAGATTATACTTTAGAGTATATACAACGGTAACAAAAGATACAAAATTGGTGCCATAGATAATATACGTTCACCCATTTGGGCGGAAGTAGGGAAACCGAAGGAACGCACTTTACACTAGTAAAGGAGCAAATCCCATGTCACAAGCAACCTATAGAGGTTGTCAGTATAATACTGACACACCCAAAGAAGAATATCGTAAGTGGTATTCACAAACTCATGCCCCAGCACACCCACATAATACATATCGTGGTGTTGCCTATCGTCCCTGTAAGAATCAGGAGGTAGCACAATGAGTTGGTTAGAAATTATTCGTAGACGTATTCAAAAAGAGAAACGTCTAAAGCAAGCACAACTTGTAATGGCAATGAAATAATTTAGAGAGGGGTTGACACCCCTCTTTTTTTGTGTTATGATATGAACGAATCTGCTTTGATACTATGGCTTCATTAAAGCGGGCTACTAAAATGCTTACCAAAGCATTAGATAACCCAGCATATACTTACGACCAGTATGTTGAAATTCTCAAGCGTCGTCATGAAATTAAGAAACTACGTAAAAACCTACAAGACTATGAGCGAGCAAACCGTGGATTTGGATACACAATTGACCCAGCGATCTTTGAACAACCAATCAGTGAAGCTAGTGACGGTGACTCCGAAAGCGGAGGAGACGATGGCGTATGTAGCGAGAGTGAGCAACCCGAACAACCAGGACAATCCGAAGATCTCGGGGTTGCTTAAGTATTGTATTCAACATGGTCACTGGAGTGTGTTTGAACAAGCACACATGACTCTTGAAATCAATACAACTCGTGGACTAGCGGCTCAAATTTTGCGTCATCGTTCGTTCACATATCAAGAATTTTCACAACGATATGCTGATACGAATCTTTTGACCGAAGAGATTCCTTTGCCAGAACTTCGTCGTCAAGATACTAAGAATCGTCAAAACTCTATTGATGATCTTGATCCTGAACTTGTGATTGCTTTCCAGAGGCGAATGAAAATGTTGTTCGCTGAAGCACAAGAACTGTATGATGATATGCTTGGTGCTGGTGTTGCTAAAGAGTGTTCTAGATTTGTTCTTCCTCTCGCTGTTCCCACCAGAATCTACATGACAGGATCTGTGCGTTCATGGGCACACTATATAGAATTGAGATCCGCTAACGGTACTCAAAAAGAGCATATGGAAATTGCTCAAATGTGTAAAGAAATTTTCGCTACACAATTCCCAACTGTCGCTGAAGCTTTGGAGTGGATCTGATGCCTACTTATCCTGTAATTCATACTGAAACTGGAGAGAAAAAAGAACTCTACATGTCGATGGTAGAGTACGATCAGTGGAGAAAAGACAATCCCGAATGGGATAAAGATTGGTCCGCTGGCGTTGCTGGTGTTGGAGAAGTCGGAGACTGGAAGGACAAGATGAGCAAGACTCATCCAGGTTGGGCGGATATTATGAAGAACAAGGTGTCTAAAGCCCCTGGTTCTCGTGTTCAATGGTAAATTAATCACTATAAACAACTATGCCAAGAGCAAGAAAAAGAAATACTCCAGACCTCAATGGTATGAGTGCTAAGCAAATGAGAAGAAAGAAGCCAATCAATTCTGATTACCTTCTTGATATTGAACCTCTCACAGAAAATCAAACTAAAATGTTTGAGCAGTATGGAACAGGTCAAAACATCTTTGCCTATGGCGCTGCTGGAACTGGCAAAACATTTGTCGCCCTTTACCTTGCTCTTCGTGATGTTCTAGATGAAAGAACTCCTTACGAAAAGATTTACATCGTTCGATCCCTAGTTGCTACTAGGGAAATTGGTTTCCTTCCTGGCACACACGAAGACAAGTCATCGCTTTACCAAATTCCATATAAGAATATGGTAAAATATATGTTTGAGATGCCAGACGACCCTTCGTTTGATATGCTTTATGATAATCTTAAAGCACAAGAAACAATTAGTTTCTGGAGTACCTCTTTCCTTCGTGGTTCTACCTTAGACAATTCTATTGTAATTGTTGATGAATGCCAGAACCTTAACTTCCATGAACTTGATTCTATTATGACTCGTATTGGTCAAGATAGTAAGATTATGTTCTGTGGTGATGCCAGTCAGTCAGACCTACAACGTACCAATGAACGTACAGGCATCATTGATTTCCAAAGAATCCTTCAGAACATGGAAGAGTTTTCACTTATTGAATTCAATATTGAAGACATCGTTCGTTCTGGTCTTGTTAAATCGTATCTAATTGCTAAAATTAATTTGGGGATGTAAATGAAAATTTTTAATCATGTTGGGCTGATTGAGCCTATTGAAATGAATACTGTTATGATTGAAGGTCGAAGGTATTACAATACACCGACTGGGAAGAAGCACAAATCAGTCACCACCGTGATTAGTAACAACCCCAAAAAGAAAGAGGTAATTGCTAAGTGGAGAGCGAGAGTTGGGGAGGAAAAAGCAAACCGAATCTCCTCTCGCTCCACCACCAGAGGCAATCGCTACCACAAACTGGTAGAGAACTACCTCAACAATGAACATAATACAAATCTTTATAAGGAATTTCCTTTGGTTTGGATTATGTTTGAATCCTCACGTAAGATTCTTGATAACATAAATAACATATACTTACAAGAGGCTGGCTTATATTCTGACTTCCTCGGAATCGCTGGTCGTGTAGATTGTATTGCTGAGTACAACGGTAAACTTTCTATCATCGACTTTAAAACATCAGCCGAAGAAAAGAAAGAAGAATATCTTTACGATTATTACGTTCAAGAAACAGCATATGCTTGTATGCTACAGGAACTCTATAATCTGAAGGTGGAACAGTTAGTTACGATTGTTGCTTGTGAAAACGGTGAGACACAAGTAAGTATTCAGCCTCCTAAAAAAGAATATTTTATTAAACTACAACAGTACATTCAAGAATACGAAGAGAGGTATGAAAGAAATAATAGAGAATAGTTTTATGACACCTACTAAGTTCGCTCAGGAGGTTGAAAAAATAGCTCATGAAAATTCAATGAATTATATTGATGCTATTGTTCACTACTGTGAGTCAAATGAAATTGAAATTGAATCAGTTCCGAAACTGATTTCAAAGCCACTAAAAGAAAAACTTAAATATGATGCCCAAAAGCTCAACTTCATGAAGAAAACATCAAGAGCAAAACTCATGCTTGTATAACTATGGGAAACTTTTTTAAATCCGAAATGGTTCGGGGTGATCTTCAAGAAATGGCAGAACTTCAGCAGTTCTGTATGAGATCTATGGTTGCTTTTCCTGTTCTTACCAAAGAAAAAAAGCTTCAATACTTTGAAGTGATGGAGCAACTGATTGAGAAACAAAAAATCTTTCATGCTCGTGTTATGTTGAGTGATGATCCCGAAGCTCAGGAGATGGCTGAAAGCATGAAGCAAGCTGCTGTCATGCTGGGAGCTACCCCTGGGCAAGCCATGGGAGCTATGTTTGACGACCTTCTAGAGAAGGTCCGTGTCATGAAAGAGCAACTAGAGGCTCAGAGGGATTGACGCTCCCCTGAGCCTGTGGTATGATGATCAGGTGATTCAGCGTCACACAAGCCAAATCCAATTTATCCGAGAAAATCCTATGTCTTTTGCTGATCTTAAGCGTAAGTCCCAGAGCAACTTCGAGTTCCTTCAGAAAGAACTTGAAAAGTCCAGCACCAGCAATGGTGCCGACGATAGGCTCTGGAAGCCCGAACTTGACGCTTCGGGTAACGGTTATGCCGTTGTCCGTTTTCTGCCCGCTCCCGAAGGGGAATCGGTGCCTTGGGCGAAGGTTTACAATCATGCCTTCAAGGGTCCTGGTGGTTGGCTGATTGATGGCTGCCCCACGACCAACGGTGATAAGTGCCCCATCTGTGCTGCTAACACTCGTTTGTGGAACAGTGGTCACGAATCCGACAAAGCTATCGCTCGTGATCGTAAGCGTAAGCTTTCCTACTACAGCAACATCTATGTTGTGAACGATCCTAAGAACCCCGACAACAACGGCAAGGTAATGCTGTTCAAGTATGGTAAGAAGATCCACGATAAGATCCTCGCCGCCATGCAGCCTGAGTTCCAAGATGAGACTCCTGTGAATGTCTTTGACTTCTGGGAAGGTGCCAACTTCAAGATTAAAATCAAAACGGTTGGCGGCTACTGGAACTATGATGCTTCTGAGTTCACTGCTCCTGCTGCTCTCAGCAACGATGATGATGAACTGGAAACTATCTGGAAGCAACAGTATTCTCTCGAAGCGTTTACTAACGCCAGCGAGTTCAAGAGCTACGAAGATCTTGAAACTCGTATGAACACTGTTCTGAATGCTGCTCCTGAAGTTCGTCAGGCTCAGTATGAAGAGGAAGAAGAACCAGTTCGTGTTGCCACTGCTACTGTTGTTCGTGAACCTGATCTTCCTTCGTTTAAGTCTAACGATGATGACGATGATGCCCTGAGCTACTTTGCTCGACTGGCTGAAGAAGATTGATACAGTAAAGGGGGCGTATGCCCCCTTTTTTATACTCCAGTTTTTTTCAAATTACTTTCTATGTAATCGGTAGATTTAGAATACAAATTAGTGTTTCTAAAATCAGTAATGAAAGCTTCTAAGTATGCTGGTTTTAGTAAATAAATTTCTCTTTTCTTTTCATTTTGAACTGATTCATAATCAAATACAGTAACTGGAAATGATATTTCATTACCTAAGATTTCAGACACTCCAGAACCATTCCAATATTTAAATGGTGATGTGTGAAAATTTTCATCCACAACAAGACCACTTTTTAAAACAAGTTGCCCTTGAGAATTTTTAAGTTCAATTGTTTCATAATGATGAATTTCTTCATATGGGTTATCATAATTTGATTCTAAGTATTTTCTTAAATCATTTTCTGACAGAGGAGTATCAAACAATGGATTGATAATATTGTTTGTTAAAACTATTACCCAATCTAGAAAAGGATCTCCATAAAGTTTTTCTGCTAACGTATCAAATCTATCGCCATCTTGTAAAGAATATTTTTTAAAGAAAACAGCATAAGAAAATACGTCAGGATTTACTTGGTATCTTCTAAAAAAATTCTTAGTACGAACAAAATCTGATTCAGAAAAAGGATAACGAATAGGTTTTGTATCGTATTGTATGTCTGGTATATTTCGGAAATACATTTTAGTAGCTTATTCCTCCTTTAGAATCTATATCTTGAGCGAATAGAAGTTTTGTTTCCTTGAAGCTTAGTGATAATCTAGTGGCAACTGGTGATCCTCCTCTGTATGTAGCATAAGATCCGTCAGGAGTGTAATTAACATCTACACCAGCAATAGCACATAATTTATATACTGGTAAGTATGGATGAACTTCACCGCCCTTCATATAAGTTACTTGACAAAGCTTAGGAACAGTAATCAAAGATGCTGCTTCTATGGTTCCTAATAAAGCTTGTCCGCCAAACGAAGGAAGCATAGCTTTTTTAAATGTATTACAAATTCTTTTTATTTCCAAAGCTTCTGTATCATTTTTTGGAGTCATTTTAAATGACAACGAAAACGTTCTCAACTGAGAACCTTCGTAAAGCATTTCTGTGTTTGGGTTTAGAATCGTTCCCGATACAGCACCCATAAATTGATCTAACCCAATAGAAGATCCAGTAATTTCGTTGATCTGTTTTAAGATGGTGTCATATATTTTAGACTTAGCCATGCCTGCTCCAGAGCTTACTGTTACTCCTGGTCCTGCTAAATCAGTTCCAGCAAGTCGAGCCAATCCAACTGAAGCTGTGGAGAAATCTGCTCCTCCCCATCTAGCTCCGTATTGAGATTGAATATCTTCTGGCATGTATAATATAATAGTTGATAGACCAGCTGGTTTCTTTTTTTCTTTGGAACCAGACCTATCATAAAATGCTTTGGCTGAAGAAGAGTTGTCAATTATTGGTGTAGTTTCTCCTTCGGCTCTACCAAATGGAGCATCATAATCAAAAAATTCAAACAC